GCAAAGCGCACGCTGCTGCCGGATTGAATCTTGGAGGGGTTGAGATAACCACCACCAGTGCCTCCAGCGACTGCTGAAACGGCTTTTTGGGAAAGGAAAGGCATTTGAAGGTTGCTGTGGGCACGCTGCCCGGTGCTCCATAAACGTAGCACAATGGCAGGGCCTGTCAACTGCTGTAGAATGAAAAAACCCCTGGGGCCGCAGAAGCCACCAGGGGTGCCCATTAAAAAGTTCAACAGCACTACTGTAGCAAATGAATCTCGCTGATTTCGCAAGGACTCTGCCCAAAAACTGGGCCACCGCACCGATCTATGCCAAGGGCGTAAAACTGCCTGGCGAAAAAGGTGGCGTGGCTTGCGGTAAGTCGCCGCTGGGTAGGGCGCACAGAGAAGATCTGAGGCCACACGCTTCTGCTCGCTACATCGAGACGAATCCTCAGACGTACCAAGCAATCGGTGTGTTTACTGGGCCTCGTAGTGATGGCTTGGTGATCCTTGACGTTGACGCCAATCTTCCGTCGCTGAAAAGAAAGTGGGGCTCCAGCCTCAAAGGTGCTCCGGTTGTTGTTTCTCCGAAAGAGAAAGCCGCCAAGTATCTGTTTCGGGTGCCTAAGGACAAGTGGGGTCAGGTTGCTGGAATCAGCTTGGCTGCCAGCAAAGAGGGCTGGGAGGTTCTGTGGGGCCGTCAGGGCCTTGTAGGGGGCGCGTACTACCGAGGTGGGGAATACAAGCTTTCAGGCGATGTGAACGCCGTTCCAGAGGCTCCTGAGTGGTTGCTGGTGGAGATGGAGGAAGCCTTTAAGCAGCAGAAGGGGGCGAGCGGAGCGCAGAAAAAAGACTTGCGTTACAGCTGCCGTTCCAGGGAGGAGAAAATTGCGATTGCTGAGAACTGCTTGTCTGTCATCCCACCGCAGGGGCGAGGGTCTGATGACTTCTGGTGGCGCATCGGCGCAATGCTGCACTCCGAGATGCCGAATGAAGACGGGTTGAACATCTGGCGGCAGTGGTCACAGAAAGACGAGGAGTATGCCGACGACTGGAAGAACGGCGATCCCTGCGCTGACCGGTGGGGAGCGGGCTTCAAAGCTGATGGAGGGCTGGGCTTTGGCAGCTTGATGCACTTGGCTAACCACTACGACCCAGAGAAGGCCCGATTTCAAGGGAACGATCTTGCATCGGTGGTGGCTGAGATCGAAACAGCGCCAATCCGCTACAGGGAGGAGACCCTCTCGTTTGACGAGGCGATGAAGCAGATGAAGGAGGCCATGGATATTGAAAATCCAGGCAAACGTAACTACGAGATAAACCGGATTAAAAACGAGGCTAAATACAAGGATCAGTCACAACTTGAGGGTGTTTACGTTGACCACATCGGATACACAGAAGATGAAGGCGGGTTCACTTTGGATGAACTCAAATCAAAGGTGGAAAAACGCAGCTTCTTAATTCCTGACGTTTTAGCGACACCCGCAGTCGTTGTTATTTACGCAGAGGGCGGTAAAGGTAAGTCCACTGCTGCTTGGACGCTTGCTAAGCACGTTGTTACCGGATCACCTTTCGTTGTCCGGGGCAAGCACGCTCCAGTGGCCAAAGGCGGTTGCGTGATCCTTAACGGTGATCAGCCTTTAGCCGATTTGGATGAGCAGCTTGATGAGGTTGAGTTTCCACGCACAAACGACGTGCATGTTGAGCCCAACTGGAATTTGGGCAACTACGCCCAGTTCCAGAATTTGTTGAAGAGGCGGGAACCGAAACTTGTGATTATCGACTCGCTGATTGGCTGCTCCGGTGGTCGGGCGTTTGACGAGAACAAATCCGACTTCGCTTCGCCGCTGTATTGGCTGACCCGAAACAACGGCACGCTGTTTCCACGAACCACCATCCTGATCATTCATCACGCGAACAAGCAGGGCGGCTTCAGAGGCACCTCAGCCATCCGTGACGCCGTTACGGAGACCTGGAGGCTTGCTGAGCCCACCGACAAGCAGGTTGAGGAGGGGATAGCTCCACGGCACAGCCGGATCATTCACGTTGAGAAGAGCCGGAGCGGCAGGAGCGGTACGGCGCTGATCATGCGGCAAGAGTCTGATCTGACTTTCTCGATCGCAGACTTCACCGCAGAGATCGACAGCACCAACACGGCACCTAGCGGGATAAGCGAGCGCGTTCTGTCACGAGTGCGGGCCATCTATCCACGCTCCATCAGCCGGACTGAGCTGAACGCAGACCCGATTGTCGGGGGCAATGTCGCCGCCATTCGCAAATCGCTCCAGCGTTGGGTTGGTCGGGGCTTGATCACGGCTCAAGAAGAAGCTGTTCCAAGCAAAAGAGGTGGCAAAGCTCGGGTGCTTTACACAGCTGTTGTTGAGCAACCCCCACACACGCGCGTGCGCGGAGAGGTTGAGGAGAGTGTCCCATTGGAGCAAAACTCTAGTGATGACAAGGCTTCTGCAATGGGACAAGCAATGGGACAAACGCCAAAATTCGAGGAGGTGTCCCATTCACTTCAGAGCAATGGGACACTTTCCGAAAAAGAGGTTGGGTGTCCCATTGCTAAAGCGCCTGATACCAAGGGATCTACCTCAATGGGACAGTCAGATCAATATCCCCGCGCGAGGCGATCGTTCGCGGAGATTGACCGCTTAAGGCGTGAAGCAGGCTCTAAATGGGACTGACCGAAAAAGAGCGATTCCAAAAGTGGGAGGCCAAGCTCCGGGAATGGATGCCGGAGCCTCCTCCTAATTGGCGGGACATTTTTGCCTTGCGTGACTACGTTCGGCAGGTAGCTAAAAAAGCAGAGCACCGTTATTGTGCTATTGTACTAAAGCCGCTTCTTTGTGCCTTGACCGGAAAACAAACCTTGGCAAGCATCAAAACGGCCCACCGACATGGCGGGGATTTCATCAGCAGAATCGCTTTAGCGGCTTTGGCTGGAGATCCTCGGAATCGCGACCGCGTTCTGAACGCCTTCCCAGAGATTATTGCCAACTACGGACCAGGCAGCGCTTTTTACACCGAGGATTTTTGATGCGTGAAGTAAAAGTTGCCTTCTCTGAGCCTGACTTGGAGCGGCTGACAAAACAAGCTGAGTCCCAGGGTGTTTCACGCGCTGGGCTCATTCGACAGCGCGTTTTTTCCGCTGAAAAGCGCCTGCTCCACCCCAAGGACATCCATGAGCTTGTTCAAAAAGTCAGGCGTAGAGCCGGGTTTGGCGTGGACAGCCGCAAGGTTGAGCACATCGTCATGTGTGTGGTCAATGAAGTTCTTAATTAAAAAGTTGCGGCATTGATGTGGGTGTGCGGTGATGTGCTACGTTAGTGGGGTTCACGACACCACCCATGTCTGACTCCACATCGCTCTACAGAGCACAAGAAAATCTCCGCATGATGGGGACGTGCCCAACTTGGTACGACCATCTGGACAAGATTGAAGCCGCAATAGCGGAGCAAGACCGCATCTACGAAATCCGCACAGCTGCTGGCTGGGATTTAGATGAAGGCGGTTGGTACGCTCCACATCCTGAGAATCCCGATGAGATGATCCCTGAATGGGAGTGGGAGTGTGAAACCGGCGGTCCTCTGCCCGAGGACGTGAAATGAGCTACCAAGTCTTGTTCGGCATGGAGCATCTCTACAAGCTCGATACCGCTGTGAGCGTGTGCTTTGACACGGAGACGTGCCAGCTTCAGCCAGAGGTGGGGAAGCTGCGGCTGCTTCAGCTCGGCTGCAAAACCCGGAAAATTATTGTTGTCATCGACTTTTTCCAAACAGATGAAAGCGACTGGGATCGTTTGCGGCGCTTCTTCAGCAACGGAGAGCGCTACTGGCTTGCCCATAACGCTGTGTTTGATATTGCGTGGTTACAGGAGTACGGAATCCATCCGAATCCGAGGAACCTCGGCTGTTCAATGCTTGCCAGCCGCCTCTTATCCAACGGAAAACCTAATAAAAAGCACGGTCTCGCAGATGTTGTAGACCGGTATTTAGGGATTAAGCTGGATAAAGAGCAGCAAAAATCAAACTGGGCGGGCACTTTAACGCAGGAACAAAAAACTTACGCTGCTAAAGATGTGGAGGTTTTGTGTGAACTAGACCTAATTTTGAACGACCAGTTATGTCAGTACAACCTTAACTACGCTTACGAGCTGGAGTGCCGCGCACTGCCTGCTATGGCTCAGATGTGGCGGACAGGTCTGCCGTGGAACAAAGAAAACCTCGCGCAGAGAAAGTTAGATTACGAGCACGATATAAAAGAGCTGTCAAAAGAGTTTATTAGGGAGCTTGATTCAGCTTTACCCGAAGGCCAGAAGCTGCCTAGAGATGAAGACGATTCTTTCAACTTACGTGCCAAGGATGAAGGAAGCGTCAGAGCAGGCACTAAAAAGCTGAAGGGCTTTAACTTAAACAGCCCCCAGCAACTGAAGAGTAAGCTCTCCGCTGTTCTCAAGGTTGAGCTTGAGGGTGTATCTAAAAAGGCGCTTAGCGAGTTTGCTGGGTATCACCCCGTTGTTCAGATGTATTTGAACTGGAAGAAAGCTGAGAAACGGCGGCAGATGATTACCTCTATCCAGGAAAAAATGCGACCGGATGGGTTTGTAAAAGCCAGCTACATGCAGCTCGGCGCTGAAACAGGGCGTATGACTTGCTTCAACCCGAACAATCAGCAGATACCTAAGGACAAACAGTTTCGTGGTTGCGTCGAAGCTCCGGAAGGCTGGCTAATTGTTGACGCTGACTTTGGTCAGATGGAGCTGCGGTTAGCCGCTGCCATCGCTAAAGACGAGAAGATGATCCAGGCATTTAAGGATGGGGAAGACTTACACACAGTTACCGCTGAGGCTATTGGGTGTACGCGCCAAATTGCTAAATCAGCAAACTTCGGACTTTTATATGGATCTGGGGCTAACGGGCTGCGTAATTACGCTGCTAGTAGCGGCGTAAGCATGACATTGGAAGAGGCGCAAAATGTCAGATCTGGCTGGTTTGAGCAGTTTGAAGGTATAGCCAACTGGCACAAGGACGCAAATAAAAAAGCCTCTAACCCAAACCCACGAATAAAGGGTCCGGGGTGTACTCCGTTTATTGAAATTCCTGAAACAGGGATGCAACGATACTTGTTTGGTGACGCCAATCGGCTGACTATTCGGTGTAATACACCTGTTCAAGGCGCTGGTGCGGCGATTCTCAAGCAGGCTTTGGGCAAGCTGTGGCCCCTTGTCAGAGAAGCTGGGGAAGGAACGGTTCGCATCGCGGCTGCGGTGCACGACGAAATTCTGTTGCTTGTTAGGGAAGATGCTGCTGAAGAGTGGGCGGCGACCCTAAAACAGGTGATGGAAGAGGCAGAGGCCAAGTGGCTGGGCGAGATCCCTGCTTTGGCTGAGGTGTCTTTCGGTAAAACCTGGCAGGAGACCCACTGATGATCAGCATCTACCGCACTGATGAGGGCTGGTTTTCAAGTTTTAGAGGGGCGGTAACGTACCACCAAGACTTCCGAGAGGCGATGGATGCCGCGTACAGGCAGGCAACTCGTTATGGAGCGCTTAAACAAGGCGATCCAGACAGCAACAACGGGTGATCTGCAGCGAGCTGCCGTGTTTTTAGAGAGGGCACGCGAAGTGCGGGCGGGTTGCACCAACCAACGCGCCCAAGCTCGTCGTGCTCAATCCACTGCTTGGAAAAAGAAAGTGGACGACTCGATTACGTGGTAAGATTGTTGTAGCATTTTGAGTCACATGGCGCAGCTTCACGGCAATAAAGCGCACTATCACGTTCTTATTGATCCGAACAGAGCTGAGCTTTTGTTTGAGAAGGCGGCTGAAGCGGACCAGCGCCCTGCGGCTTGGATAAGAGAAGCTGTGTATTCCGAACTCAAGCGGGTTTACTCAAGTACCGTTTACAACGAGGCTATGGCCAAAGATCAGGTTCAGTGGCGGTCATCCATCCGCAACCGAATCGAAGGTCGCCTCAAGCAAAAAGACGACTGACCTTCCATGCGTTTTGCTCTGAAAGCGGCTTCTGAAGAGTCGCTGTTTCTTGCTGCTTATTACGAAGACTCAAAACAAGCTTTTTGGACAGATCAGCTAGACGATGCTTGCGACTGGAGCACTTTAGAACGTGTTGTAGGAGTCAAGGTAAAAATAGATAAAAAGGTAGAAATTATTCCGGTGGCAAACTAAGCCGGGTTGACTCAAGAGCACTTATTCGATTCACCGCTTGACGCAGCATCAGACCTTGGTAAAAATTTTGCTGCATAAGTGCCACACATAAGTTTCGTACTTCAGCTAAATTTTTTGCCTCTTTTATTCCACGGCAACTGCATTCAAGGTTTAACTGTGCTTCCAGGCTTGGCTCGATGATCATCCAGTCCATTGGAACGCTCCAGTGAATCCAAGTAACGGCGTTCAGAAGCGTATGGCTCCCTTGCACGCATAATGTCACCGACAACAGGAAACAGCCACTGATCAACCCGTACACAGTATTTAAAGTTGTACGGGTCCATGCAGCCAACAACGACTGTCGTCCAGAACGCAGTCAGGTAACTCCAGACGACGTACCAGCTCATGCGACGTTTGGCATCACCATTAAGTGATTATTGTAATGGCCAGTTTCTGCGTAACTTTTCATTGGAACGTTTGACATTGCATGAAACACCATTTGCCCAATTTTCATGCCTGGATACAACATTTGCGCATGATGCACTCTTTCATTTTTAAGCTCAAGAGTTAGTCTTGATCCGTGCCAGCCTGGATCGCACCAGCCAGCAAGCAAATGATTAAGACCAGATCTTGCACGGCTTGACTTGAGTACAAATTGGCAGCTGATATCGTTGGGCAGGTTAAATAACTCAACTGTCTCAGCCAAGCAAAACTCGCCGGGCTCCAGCCTGTACGGCTCTTCTTCTGTGTAGTGCGAGATGTCAATACGAATTAAGTCAGGGCTATAAATGCTTTCAATCATCAAGTGATTTCCTAGCAATACATCCAAGCTTGCTGGATTCAGCAGTTCTGGATCAAATGGCACAACCATATTACTTCTGTCACACCGGGCTTTAATTTCCCAATCGCAAAGCACTGCCACGTCTTGTTGCCAAAAACCTACCTTACAGGTCATCAACCAAAATCACCCATCCTGTTTTGGGTCCGTCAACAGACCACCTTGGATAAAACTCAGACTGTCGCACTCTGGCATTACGCCCTCTATGAGCATTTTTATGACCACCTCTAACCATGTCAGGCAAACCGCGTGGATCTTGCATAATCCACTCAGGATCATTGGAATACTTTCCGGCATATCCATTGATAACGCTCCAATGACCTGCACCATGCGGAGCTTCTCCTCTCAATACATCACCATGATGCAACCAACCAACTAATACTGGGCGACCTCTTTCAATCTCTAATTCGATTAAATCAGAATCACCATCTTTGCGAAACTCAGCATTTAATCCAAGACTTCTCAGAGCTTGTATCTGAGCATTAACAGATGTGGTGTCTCCGTACTTGACGCGAATCTTGTTGTACTCATCATCCGTCCGAACTTTTTTGTAAAACGCTGCCACCATGGCAGCCGCTGAACTGAAACATTCTCGGTATCCCGTTCCACTCTGATTATCGAATTGACTGAAATAAGGCATAAAGACTTCCTGGTCAATGCCGCTTGCTTTCCACGCATCAAACCATGCGTTGTCTTCTTCCGCCAAAAGGTCTTTAGGCATTCGCTCCTCAAGTTCCTTAACAGCAGCCAACTGGTGAGGCGTACCACGGAAGAATTGGAAGAACGGTAAAAGCGCTAGTGCCATCAGACGTTTCAATGGTCAACGCGAGTTTGAGGAAACAGCAAAACCTTCAAATGCTTGACCGCTAAATCATCTAAGTCGTTATCCGTGCGCTGCACTACACGCTCCAACATCGCAATAATCAGCTCTTTAAAGGCTTTGGAGCGCCACATTGCCATCACAAAAGGCTTGAGAATCAAAAGCATTGGACTGCTCTTAACTACACGGACACATTAGTTGCGATTGCTATGACCCTCAAGTCGA